AACTATCAATAATACCTGGATAGCTTAAAAAGTCATAGGCTGTACTTTCATTTTTCTTTGTAAAAACAACACCAGGATCTAGTTGATAGTCTGTACGAACTTTTGTTGGTTCGGTTACATAATAATTTTTAGCATTAATCCCATACCCTAATTTACTTCCTATATATCCTTGAATCTTTTGTGTGACTGGTGGATTAACAAGTTGATCCAACGTAGCATTTAGAAATTGAGCATTAGTTGGAGTGTGAAATATTTCTGGTAAAAAGTTTAATGTTCTTATTCTCATATTATGCGATCTGTAGTTGAGTTGGTGTTAATGCTGGTATTACCTGTACATCATTTGCTGTTGCTGCGTTAACAAAAATTTCATATGGCATTGATTTAATTTCATATAAATCACCAAATCTTTTTGTAGGATCATTAGGAACTAACACAGCACTACTAATCAATTCACCACATTCAGCATGTAAGTAGGCACTAAGTTCACTAAAATAAAATGTGTCTCCAAAATTCCAATTGTTAATATTAAAATAATTATTCATAGCAGTTAATACAGCACTACGTATTTCACTATCACTGGCACTGGTATTTGAAGCCTTAATTACTTTAATTGTTGCTCGTAATTGTGGAGCTGCTTTTGGTCCAAATAATGGTTTAAAGACCACACTATTTAAAATAACGCTATCACTCAACATCTTGTAATCATTTACTTGACCATAAGCACTTTGCAATTCATTAATTGTTGGCATGTCAGGTTCGGGAATAGTATTAGTTACATCTTGAATATAATTTGTATAACTTGTGTAATATGACTGAGTTACAACATATAAATCAATTATATTTGTTGTAGCTGGATCAATTCTTGTCGTGTTATTTGAATTATGTCTATACTGAAAATTTAATCCTTGACGACCTGGTTTTACGCTATATTGTGGCTGAATGGTAACTACATATAATGGTGTAATGCTAGTAGAATCTTGTATTGTTTTATAAAATACATTCTCACTATAGGCATAAAATAATTGACCAATTGGATAATCATATTTTACAACCTCGATTTGTGTTTTAGTTGGAAATGTATAAACAACTTCACTGGTTGGAATTAATTGTAAACGTGTTAAATTAACAGCATCTTCTAATAATTCAAAGAAGGCATATATTCCTATGTTGCTTGATCCTGTTACATAACCAGTAATTTCTGTAAAAAAGTCAGGATTTACTGTAATTTGATTATTATTCACATCTGTGGATGAAACTTTAATTTCAAAATCATTTACATATCCATCATCTTCCACAGTTTGCCCTATAACATTAACTGTGATGTTTTGACCTAAAGGAAATGTACTATTTGGTTGACTATTAATACCTAATATTTTTATAAAATCTTGAATAATTTTACCTGAAAATGGATCATAAACAAGTTCGTTTAAACTAAAAGCAAATCTTATATCACTTACACTTCCAAACAAATAATTAAGTGAACGATAAGTTACAGTATAATTGTTAGTTCCTGTGCTGGTAAATTTTACAAAGTAATTAGGATCATTAAATGATTCTATAAACCAACGTGTTTGATTTATTAGTAAACTATTATTATAAATTAATGTAAAATCTTGCTGTAACTCCATTCTTGCCTGAATTTCTTGAATAAGTGTTAGTGGAAAGGTATTGTCAAAGACAGGAATAACTACAGAAATTATACATCCTGAAGGTATATACCCATTTAATGTAATTGGTCCTGTTCCATTTAAAAATTGACCTTCTCCAAAATTGTACCCATCACCTATAACATTTAAAACAGTAGTCCAAATATATGTGTTATCTCCAAGACCAGGAATACCTGATACTAAACGATTATTACTATCAAAGTAAAAACCTGCTGGAGCAACAAACTTACAAATTGCTCCTGTAGTAACATATTTCATATTATAATTATTAAATGTACCTACTGGCACAGGAACGTTTATGTTTCCGTTTATTGTGTAAAAATAACCTGTTTCACTATTAGCATCCACAGTGCTGGTTTGCCAATAGGTAGTTCCGTCTCCACTGGCTTGATTTATATTAAAACGTGTGTAATTTTGTACATAATATTGTATTGGAGCAGTGGTTCCTAATATATTACTTAACTTGGTTAAAAACGCTCGTATATCAGTTGTGTTACTAATTGTGACACTTTCAAATCCATTTGCGTCATCTTGGTATAAAGCTCCATCACTACCGTAACTATTAATAGAACTATATTTTCCTGTTGGATCTAATAAATCTAAATTCTTACTTACACCAATACTAGCACGATTAATTGCCTTGCTCTTTATGATAGAACTGTACAAAGTATATGGAAAGTTATTGTAATCCTCACCATTAACCATACGATTTTGTGTATAATATCTAGTTGGGGCACGTTGTTTAATTTGTGCCAATGACTCTCGTGCTTGTGCTGTAGAATTTGCTATTGGCAATTCTAAAGTAAATGTTAATGTTTCTGTTTTACCTAAACGACTGATATAACTAAATGCTACTGTGACACCCTGCATTTCGCTTGGATCAATTGTGTACGTTAACGCATTACCTGCTCTAATATAGGCACGAAATGTTCCAACTGGAATTTCACTAAACACACCATCACCAAACACATAACTTACTTGGTCATTAAAACGTGAATCTACACTGAATATTCTACGGTCACTATTTTCAGTTTGTAAGTAGGCACTAGCATATACATTTTCAACCTTTTTCCATAACAAACGATTTCCATTGTTAACATTAAGTTGATATAACCATGTATCAGTATTGTTTATACCTTCTATATCAATATTAATCAATTGGTTAGCAATCTGTTGCTCAAAATTAAAATCAAACGTTTGTAATATACCCTGTTTGAAATAGAAAAAGAATCCTGTTTCAGGACTACCAAATCCTAATTTGTCATTACGATAAAGCATATTAAACCGTCCGCTTGGAGCAGGAGGAATTTCATAGATATAATCTTCATCTAAGCTTGTAGCACTTACAAGTTCAAAATTCATTGTAATGCCATCTACTGTACTAGTAAATGGCGCAATTGGTAAGTTATCTGCTGGTATGTTTATAGCATATTCTGCTGTAATAATACCAAGTAAATCAGCTACATTACCTGGTCTACCTATACGTTGTGTGTTTACTAAACTAGCATTAATAATTGTATTAAATTGTTCTTGCCAATTTGGGTTAGCTGGGTCATTCCATAATATTGTAAGGTTACTTAAATTTAATCCGTTTAAATCATTTAGGTTCTGTGTAGTTCTAATGCTTGTAACCTTTAAATACCCTTCAGCACAAAGATTACGCTTTGGAGTATAGCTCACTAAGTTTGCTAATTTGATGACGCTATCACGGCGTTCAGCAGTATCAATAAAGTTTTCACGTGCATTTAAGTCATTACGAAATGCTAGACCTTGGCCCATAAAAGCCATAACATCAAGCAATGCGATAAATTCACTACTTTCTATGTAGTCATTGAAAGTTTCGGGGTAATACAAGCGTAGATAATCAATGAAACTTTTACGTAGTGTTTCATAATCGTAACTACGAAAATCGGCTTCACGGAAAGTTTGATAAATAGCTTTCCAGTCATTTACCCCAAATAGTGCTGATTGTCTTGAACTTGTAGCCATAATAATCTCTTTTAAGTATTTATCATACCTAAAATATCGGTTTTTTAAGGATTATTGTAGACTGGCTTGATTTGTTTTACTATTAAAAAATACACTTATAAGTTCAGATTGATTGAATGGATTGACTGCTAATTCAACTTCAATTAAGATTCCATTCTCTTTAGGAAAAGCTTTTACATAATTTAGTTCTAATCTTGGATCAGACGTTATAATTCTACGTATTTCATTTTCAAGTTGATATTGAACATCTGCTGTATTTGGTTCAAAAACAAAATCCCAAATAGTAGTTCCATACTCAGGTTGACCTACTTTTTGTCCACGTGGGATATTTAATGCGTTAATAAAGTCTTGTATAACCAATGGTTGATCTACTATCCTAAACTTTTTACCAGGCACAATAGGTCTTACTACACTTCCTACACCGCCATTTTCTCCTGTGGGTAAATTAGTGCTTTTTGGCTTATTAGCATTGATTGTTGAAAAACCTATATAGTTTGGCATAATGTATTTAGCCTAATAAAATTTCTTTTCTTATATCTAACAATTTTTTATACTCATCACCATATTTTAATAACAATTCATCAATTTGAGGATCACCTTCAGGTAATGTTTTTTTAGCGTTATCAAATTCATCTCTAGCTATTTTAGTTATTTTGAATTGAGCATCAAAACGTGCTGAAAGTTCTTTTCTTCTTTGCTCATCTTGCTTTACTTTTTCAGTTGCTTTATCATATAATGTAGCAGTTGATTCTTCAATAATACCAGTTAAATTAGGTTTAGGTATACTATTATCTCCTAACAAAGCAACTGTACTACTATTGATTTGTGTTCTATTTGTTGTGTTTAAACCAATTGTTGGTAATCTAATTGGTTGAGCACCTCCTCCACCTAAGGCACTAATTGCTCCTGTTAATTGTGCTGCTGCCCCTGCTGGTAGACCAGCACTAGCTAAGGCAGACAAACTATTGGTTAGTCCCACTACTGATCCAGTTAAATTACTTACACTACGTAATGTTTGATTTAATGGATTTACACTTCCTCCACCTACTAAACTATTAATTACACCACCTGCCCCAGGTAATACAGCATTTACTAAATTACTTACAGGGGCTAATGGATTAGGTAGACTTGACTGTGGTATACCATTCAACGCAGCAGTTGATCTTCCTGCTGCCAATAAGTTAATACTACCTAATCCAGGTACATTGTTTATAGATCCAATAGCATTGTTTACAACCGCTGCTGCCACACGTTGTCCACCTGGTAAATTACCTAATCCACTTGCTATTGCTCCAGTAAAACTACCTACTGAACCTAATGCTACTTTACTTGCTACATCAATGAGTGATCCACTACCTTTTGGATTTGTTAGTGCTGATTGTATAGTAGCACTTGCTACATTTGTTGTTAAACTTTGTTTAGCAATAGCTAATAAGTTTTGTGGCACGCCTGATTTTAAAGGTACAAACTTTTTAATAATAGCATCAAAAGCAGCACCAGTAACCCCACGAACTGCTTGTTGTAGTCCTGCTGCTGACGTAACACGACTAGCAGCATTTAGTGCCTGACTAATACCTCCTAATCCACCTGTTTTATTTTGTGCCAATGAGGCAGCGAAACTACCTGCTGCCATTGCTGCCATTACAGCACCACCTGCTCCACCTGTTGCTATACCACTTGCCAAATTACTAACAGTTTGAACATTACGTATGACACTCATAGTTTTGTTTACACCATTTACAACACCTGACATAACTGCGCCCACTGATTGTGTGGCAGACTCACGTCCAGTTAACAATCCAAATTGTTGTAATTGCCTTTGTGATTGTTGTAAATTTCTTACTACTGCTAAGGCTTGGCTACCTACGTTTGATACCAATCCTGTAATATTCTCAGCTCCTGGTTTACCAGTAAACATATTACTTGACATTGCTCTATTGACAGGCATACCACTTGCTACTAATGAATTAATCAATGTGCTACTACCTGGTTTAATAATACCAGCACTTTCAAGTTGCTTTGGTGTTTGAGCAAATGCCCCAACAACTGCTGTAGGAACACCGTTCTGTGAAATCGTACCTAATCCCTTTTTAACTATATCTGCTGCTGGACCTGTAGCAGCATCTTTTGCCATTTGTCCTAAGACTGCGCTTGTTGTATTTTTATCAATTGATTGACTTACTTCAGGAGTAACAGGCATTGTAGCAGATTGTGTGACAGTGCTTTGAGCAATTGGATTTGCTTGTGCTGTTTCATTTGCTGTTGCTAGTGCAGGTGGAGGGGATGTTGGTAAATTAGCATCACTATTTAAATTAACTTTTGTTTCTACACCTTGATTACTATTGGCCCATGGCATATGCGCTGGAGCTCTTGTTACGATTGTTAACAATTTCCCAGGCGCAGCAGCAAATCCTTTTGCCTGATCAAATAATGTATCAGTTTGTGCTAATAATGGAATCAAATCTATTTTTTCAGGTATGTGTGAGGTATTACCTGTGTTTAGATTTACTCTGTTTTTTCCATTTACATATGCTGTTGCTTTTGTACTTAAACTTACATCACCTTCACCCTGTAAACTTAAGGCACTGTCAGATTTTACAAGATATTTCCCTAAACTATAAAGTTTAAAATTTTCCCCAACTCGTTGTGTAAAATCTTTATCAGTATTAATTTTAATTGCTTCACCTCTTATATTAATATTTTTCAAAGCGTTAATATTAATATTATTGTCTGCGTGTAAGTTTAAATCACCCTGTGTTCTTACATTAAAACTATTGGTAGAATATATATCAACTGTACCTTCTTTTCCTAATTCAACATAGCTTTGTCCATTGCTATGTAAAATAGATAATGTTTGACCATCATCACTCATCATAATTTGATGACCTAATGCTGTTCTAATACGTATTAACTGGTCACGACCAATTAAATCACCGTCATCTAAAACTATACTATGTCCACCTCGTCTTGCTACAACTTTAAGACCAGTTGGTGTATTGTCTGTTGCTGCTTGTGCTATGGTTTGATCATCAAAACCACCTTCATAAATTGGCCTACCTGGCGTACTAACACCCCAACCAACTCTACTTGGTGTTTCACGTTGTGCACTAGTGCTTATTGGGCCACGAATAGGATCACGTATAATACCTTGTTGTGACATAATTCCAGCCACATAGCTATGTACAGGTTTGGCAGCAGTAATGAAACCACCTGTATCACCTATACTTGGATTGTTTGGATTGATATTTGTGACTGGTAATCTTGTAGCACCACCATATGTATTTGCTTCTTTTGGATTAAGTGTGACTTCCTCACTACTGCCTATAGCAGGAATCATGTGTAAACTATCAGGATCAGGTATACTACCTATATAAAATCCATAGTTCATATCACCATTTAAAAACAAAC